AGAAGGCACTCGCTTTTTTTAAGAATTCATTCTCCTGCTCAAGTTCTTTGATGCGTTGACGCAACTGACGTTTCTCTTCGTCTTCTTTATGGAGTTTCCCGCTGCCGACAAAAGGCTGCTCTGGATGCTTCATGTACCGCTGCTTCCAGGTATAAAGCGAATTTACATTTATATCCAGTTTACGAGCTACTTGACTGGCAGGAATGCCACTCATTACACGCTTGACTGCTTCTTCCTTAAATTCATTGCTATAGGTCTTTTGTTTCGTGGACACTATCTCATCACCTCATGGTCTTATTTTACCATTCGTTTATAGTGTCCATCAAACGGGGTATAGGCCAGACACTCAATCAATGGGACAAAATAGACAACTATCAAGAATGGATGCGCGCGCTACTCGCAGAGGTGGCGCGCGTTCTCGTTGATACGGGAGTTGTATACTTATGGCATAATGACGTCCCACAGATAACGGAAATCTTACACAACATCAAGCAAGACGGCAACTTCGCTTTTAGATCGTTCTGTATTTGGGATAAGGGAAAGGGATACAGAGCACGTTCATGGCACAGGAGGAGGACCGGCGGCGGCAGCGCCCTGCGTTCATGGTTCAATATCTGCGAATATTGCTTGCACCTATTCAAAATTGGGGAGCAAACGGGCGGGACTGGGCTAGAGCGTATAAACTCAAATCCTGAGTGCTACGCATCCCTGAAGGAATGGTACAAGCGTGAGCTTCGCCGTCTGGGCATTGGGATAACCGACATCGCGGAGCAATACACTAAGGCGACAGGTAGAAAGCCATACATGCTTCGCCATTATTTTCAAGATAGCCAATTTGAGATACCGACACAGAAAGTGTGGGAAGGCGTGTATGTCCCTCTCGGATTTAGTAAAGGCTACGAGGAGTTGCGGCAGGAATACGAGGAGTTGCGGCATCCGCATTTCGTTGACGCGATGCACTGTAACGTATGGCATAGGCCTCAGCTTCCTACCAATGACCGTCTGCACACCTGTCAAAAGCCTTTAGACATAACGGAGCGCCTCATCCGTGTTTCGTCCCGCAAAGGTGACACCGTCCTAGATCCATTCATGGGCTCGGCTACTACGGCCATTGCCGCAATGCACGAAGGGCGTCACTTCATTGGCTTCGAGAATAACGCGGAATACTTCGATAAAGCGGAGAAACGCATTAAGGAGGAGCGCGCCGCCGCTCCATCCGCACTGCCGCTCGACCATAGTCGGCAGTATCAAGGGTGACGGCAAGCCCAAGGGAACGCGGGCAGCGAGGGATGAGAGCGGGAAGTATATCCGCGTGCCTGCCAGTACGAGCTATGCAGAATGGTATCGACGATACGTGAGCGCAACGTCGGAGCAGTACTATAAAAAAGTTACTTTGAGTTCTGAGAAGGAAGAAGTTCTGAGACCTACAGGGATTGTGAACTTTCGCCAAGTTACAACACAGCCTAATGTGCATGTGGCGGAAGGAATTACCCTTAAGCCGAAACAGCTGCATGAGCTGCAGCAGCGACTTCACGACGCGGCTCTTGCCATAGGTATCGATGATTTAGCCGTGCTGCCGCCAGTCTATGTTGCTGCCGAGACTCAGCTGGGCACCAATGCGCCTGCGCTCTACAACTGGCGGCAAGACAAGGTATACATTACGCTCAGCCTTTTAGACGATGAGAAGCTGGCAGACCTGCAGCGTGATGGTGTACTCCCCGAAAACTGTTTGAGCACGATGGTACACGAGCTGATTCATTGGAAGGATGCAGCTGGATACAGAAAGAGGCATCCAGATATGGCAGGATATGCAGACTGGATTAATCAGCAAAGCAAGAAAAAGATTGTAGAGCTTGCGAAAAAAGGGTATAATATAAAAGTAAGCCGTTATGCTATTAAGTCTTTTCTATCTGAGCAATTTGATGAGACTTATGTAGAGATACGAACATTGCAGCTATTGCAGAAGGGGTGATTGTATATGCCAAGAGTACGGTTTCCAGACAAGGCTGAGGCTCTATTCAACGAGTTTTCGCCATACATCGACTATACGGATATAGAATGCCCTTTTAAGCCGGGGACGCCGGAAAGCATTAAGGCAAAGAAAGACGAATGGCAGCGCATTGTCAAGCCGCTTTATAAAGAGGCTAAAGAGTTGTCTTCCTGTCCTTGAGAAATAAGACGCATATTGTAAAAACACCAAGCGAAAGCGAGGTGCTTTTCTTATACCAAAAATCTAAGGATATGTTGACGGCAACAATGAAGCACGGAGGTGAGACTCATGGCGAACTTCAAGCTAATTTATCAGATCCTGTCGTTGCTCGATAAGTACCTCGACTACGACGAGCCGGATTGGAGCAAGCTTTCTGCTGAGAACCTCAAGGTGTCGGAAAGGCGCTTCGTCTCCATCATGATTATGCTTTGCAAAGCCGGGTATATCGACGGCATAGACATCATCCACCTAGGCGGCAATGAGCGCGATCTGAAGTATATCGACCCATCGATTACGCTGAAGGGCCTGGAATACCTTGAGCAGAATGATTTGATGCACAAGGCCTATCGATTGCTCAAGGGGATCAAAGATGTTACACCAGGCGCGTGAATTCTATATAACAAACAAGCACCAAGCGAACGCGAGGTGCTTTTATTATGCGAAAAATCTAAGAAGTTGATAGGGGCGCGGCCTTTACAACGACCATCATAATTGGCCATCATAACGAAATTGCTAAAGTACTTAGATATACCAAAAAGTAGCAAGCCCGCCCCCCCGCCAATATGGGCAGAGGTTCGAGTTTGCTACTTCCTTACTCAAATTATATCATGCAACACAATAATAAGCAACGAGTAAGGCACAGCTATTTCTCAGTTGCGGCCATTATACCATGTGGGAGGTTGGACGATGAGTGTTTTATACAACAATGAGGGGCTTCAAGAGGCGTTGAAGGAATGGCAGCATATTTTGAAGCTCGATGCCTGGGATATTCGCGCCAAAATCTGTCGGGCTGACGAGATGACCTTGGAAGATGCGCAGGGGGAAAATAATTGGGTGCTTGAATCGAGAAAATCGGTCATCCATATCATCGATCCGTTCGATTATCCACGCAACACGATGTTCGCACAGGACATGGAGCAGACGCTGGTTCACGAGCTTTTGCATCTGCATTTTGCCCCCTTTGAACCAGACGGAGAAGGTCTTGCCTCCTGCATGATGGAACAAACAATAGAGCTGTTGGCGGGGATATTGGTCGGCCAACATCGGATGAACAAGATAGACTGAGCGCTGAGCAGAGATGCGAGGTGCTTTTCTTATACCCAAATTTCAAGAGAGGAGAATTTCAGATGACAGAAGATAGGCAGAACGGCTTCTCGTTCCAGCTGCAGCGTTTCGCCGATGGCGGGACAGATGGCGGAACGGAAGGGCAGGAGAGCGGCGGCAAGGCGCCCGCAGATGTTTCGGCAGGGCAGGAGGGCGGCAAGTCTGCCGATGAAAGCCCCAAGGCCGATGAGGCGGCGGTGCAGCGCCGGATTGATGAGGCGCTGGCGTCGGCCAAGGTAAAGTGGGAGAAAGACTACAAGAGGAAGGCCGAAGCCGCGAAGAAGGAGGCGGAACGCCTCTCGAAGCTCTCTGACGATGAGCGTGCGAAGGCCGAGCTCGAAAGCTCCCGCAAGGAGCTCGAGGCAAAGGAGCAGGAGCTCAAGAAGAAAGAGCTCAAGCTCGAGATGGTGAAGGTGCTCTCCGACAGGAAGATTCCGGTCGAGTTCATGGACTACCTCATCGCAGAGGACAGCGAGAGCACGATGAGCCGCATCACCACATTTGAGAAAGCATACAAGAAAGCCATCGAGAACGGCGTGAACGAAAAGCTCAAGGGCAAGGCCCCCAAGGCCGGAACACAGAAAGCAGGAGCAGCGTCCGCGTCGGTCAAGAATGGCTTTTTTGATGCCATTTATAAGAATCAGGTCAAGCGTTGAGCAGAAAGGAAGTAAAAGAACATGGCAGATACGACTTACTTGAAAGACAATCTCCAGGGCTTCGTCCCCACCCCTACCGCGTCGGAGATCATTTCCGATGTCGTGCGTGGCTCCTCGGTTTTGCGCCTCTCGAAGGTGCAGCCGATGACGAGTGAGACACAGAAATTCCCGGTCATGACGGGTGGCCCCGGTGCGTACTGGGTCGGTGAGACCGAGCGAATCCAGACGTCGGTAGCGACGTGGATTTTTCCAGAGCTTGTCGCAAAGAAAATCGGCGTCATCGTCCCGTGCTCGAAGGAGAAGCTGGAAGACTCTACGGTCGATGTGTTCAGTGCCATCCGCCCGTACCTCGCCGAGGCGTTCTACAAGGCCATCGATGCGGCCTGCCTCTTCGGCACGAATTCGCCGTTTGCCAAGAGCATCTACGGTGTGGCAAAGGAAGCCGGCCGGGCGGTTGCCGAGGGAACGAACGACAAGCTCGACCTCGACATCTCTGACGTCATGGCACTCGTTGAAAACGAGGGCATGGACGTCAACGGTTTCGCGGCGGGCTACGACCTCAAGAACAGCCTGCGCAAGCTCCGCGACGGCAACGGCAATCAGCTCTTTGTCGCAGGCGTAGACCAGAACACGCTCTACTCGCAGCCGATTGAGTTCAGCCGCAACGGCGCCTGGGATAAGACGAAGGCGCGCGCCATCGCGGGGGCGTGGAGTTATGCCATCGTCGGTATCCGCGACCAGATCCAGTACGAGACGTTGCGCGAGGCAACACTCCAGTCCGTCACAATGGGCGATAACAAGCCGCTCTCGCTGGCTGAGAATGATATGATCGCCATCAAGGCGACGATGCGCCTCGGCTTCCTGCCGGTCAAGGAGAACGCGTTCGCCATCCTCACGCCGAAAGCTGCGAGCGCATCCTCTACTGGCGAGTAAGGAGGCGGCAGCATGGATTTCCATGAGTATGTGAAGGGAGACCGGGTCATCCGTGCGACGGAAACGGCCTACCGTGCCATCTATCAGGCGCAGGGGTTCTCCCTTCGGGAAAGCGAGGCGGGGAAGGATGGAAAGACAGGAAGCGGTAAAGCAGGTGAGCGAAAAGGTTCTCCTGCTCGCGGGCGAGCAAAAGCCGGATAGTGACACGCTCGCGTTCTACATCGAGAAGTTGGTGGCTGACATCCTCGACTACTGTCACCGCGACGATTTCCCGGACGCGCTCGTCTACACAGTCGTGGAGCTCGTGCAGAAGCGTCTCGCTGACGCGGCCAGCGCTGCGGCAGGGATGGCCGGGGGCTCGCATGGTCCTCTCCAGTCGGTCAAGATGGACGATACGGAGTTCCATTTCGCCGTATCGAGCGTCGACCCTGCCGCCTGTCTTTCGGAGCTGAGCTTTGATGCCATCAAGCCGAAGCTCAAGCTCTACCGCAAGGCGGTGAGCTGGGCATGACGGAGTTCGAGAACATCCTGCAATCGGTCATGTATCACGACCGTGCGAGCATCTACCGGCTCGTGCCGGGGAAAGCCGCAGACGGCTCGGACGACTACGAGGATGAGGAAACGCTTGTCGCAGAGGATGTGCCCTGCAAGCTCTCGCAGTATGGCAAAGAGCTTCTCGCGAGCAAGACAGAGCGGGCGCTGTCCGTAAAGATTGATTTGCGCCTCTGCTGTGCGCGTGCTGTCGACATCCGCGAGGGTGATCGCGTCGTCGTGTCGCATCAGGGGCAGACGTTCGAGCTTTTCGCGGGCACGCGGTTCGTGTACCCGACGCATGCCGAGGTTTCTGTCAGGCGGTCGGAGGAGGCGGGAAATGATGGGGATTGAGTTTCAGGGCTTTGACGAGCTGGAAAAGGAGCTTGCCGAGGCAGAAAAGAAGCTGCCGGGCGCGCGCGACGCATTTCTCCTGCAAGAGGGGGAACTGTTGCGCGGCAAGGCGGCTGAGCTCTCGCCGGTTGATACAGGGCGCTTGCGCGCGGGGTGGAAGCGCTCTGCTGTTCACGGTGGGCGCGTCGAGGTTTATGACAATGTTAGCTATGCCATCCATCAGGAATATGGCCACCGCGTCAAGGTGCATGGAAAGTATACAGGCAAGTTCGTCCCCGGCCGCCATATGCTGCGTGATGCGCTCGATGAGCAGCAGAAGAGCTTCCAGGAGGACGCGCGCGACATACTGGAGGGGATGTTCTCATGATCCCATCCGCTACGATACGGAGCGTTCTCGCGGCGCTCCTCAAGAAACACTTTCCAACAGATGAAGTCCATTTCAGCACAAATTTCAAGGCTAAAGCAGACTATTTCTATATCGAGCTGCTGGAGAAACAGACCTTTATCGACAAGGTGTATAGAGACCGCGACATCAGTGTTTCGATACATTTTGTACCGATTCCCGATGCACGCGGACGTATATGCCGGTCGAAGCTCTATGAAGCGGAGGAAAAGCTTGATGAGATATTCCTTTCTGTGATTCAGATTGGCGACCGTTTTATTACGGTGCAGGATACCTCGTCGCGCATCGTCAGTGAGGTGCTGCATTTTGATTTTCACCTGCAGTTCGCGGACAATGTGGAGCTTGCGCCGCTTGACCGCATGGGAGAGCTCAAGGTCAATGGCATTTCCCTTGATTTATCAGAGGAGGAAGAATAAATGGCAAATGAAGCAGAAAAGTTCGGCCTGCCGCAGGTCGTTATCGACTTTAAGACAAAGTCGGTGTCGGCCATCGCGCGCAGTGCCCGGGGCATCGGCGTCATGATCCTCAACAATGAGACGACGAATACCTCGAATTTCTACAAAATCAACGATGTGACGGACATCCCCGATACAGGGCTCACGGAGCGCAACGTCATGCTCATCAAGAAAGCGCTTCTCGGCACGCCGCTGCGGCTGCTGGTCTACACACTGCCGAACAAGGACGTCAAGGTATCCGGCACGGCAAGCGCGGCGCATGACACGGAAAGCGGCGCGTCGTCCAGCACGACGGAGACGCTGCTCAACCAGGCGGATATCCTCAAAAAGCTCGTGACGGTCAAGTGGAACTACATCTGTCATCCGACCGGCACAACGCAGGATCAGGAAGACCTCGCAACGTGGGTGAAGGAACAACGCAGCCTCAAGCGCAAGACATTCAAGGCGGTTGTCGCGAATTTCGATGCCGACGATAAGGGCGTCATCAACTTCACGACTGGCGGCATCAAGTGCGTCAATCCGGCTTATACGGACGCACTCAGCGCGGCAGGCGGTGATGCGTCGAAGGTCAATACGGAAACGACACCGGAGTACCTGACCTTCACGGCGACGGAGTATACGGCGCGCATCATGGGCATCCTCGCTGGTCTCGCGCTGGACCGCTCGGCGACGTACTATCAGCTCACCGAGGTCGATTCCTGCGACACGTACGACGACATCGACGATGCTATCAGCAAAGGACAGCTCGTGCTCATCGACGAGCAGGACGGCGACGGCGTCAAGATCGGCCGTGCGTGCAACTCGCTCCACACGTTCACGACGGACGTCGGCGAAGATTTCCGCTACATCAAGATTGTCGAGGCCGTTGACATGATCACGGATGACATCCGCGACACGTTCAAGCATTCCTATGTCGGCAAGGTCATCAACGACTACGACCACAAGATGCTGCTCATCTCGGCCATCCTCGTCTATTTCCGCGGGCTCGAGGGCAACGTACTCGACGCTTCGGAATCGGCGGTCAACACGGTCGATATCGACGAGGACGCGCAGAAGGATTACATCACACGCCACGGGCTCGATAAGCTGGAAAACCTCTCCGTGCAGCAGATTCGCGAGTACAACACGGGGACGCACGTCTACCTCACAGGCCGCGTGACACCGGTCAATGCAATGGAAGACCTCAAGGTCACGTTCCTCATGTAAGAAAGGATGAAGCAGAATGGCAAGAGATGCAGAAGACATCAAATACCGCGGCCGTCGCCGCTGGACAGGCAATCATGGCCGTGTCTGGTTCGACGGCGCGCTGATTTTCGAGATTGTGAAGTTCGAGGCGAAGGTCACGGCTGACCGTGAGGACGTCATCATCGGCGAGTCGAAGGACAGCAAGATCACCTCGCTCTCTGGCGAGGGCACTATTACGGTCAAGCCGGTCTGGAACCGTTCGTGCAAGCGTTTCCTCGAGGAGTGGAACGCGGGGCACGATCCACGTACGATGGTCGTCGCGACGCTCGAGGATCCGGATATGATTGACGCGCAGCGTGAGAGCATCGTTATCGACAATGTGTGGATCAAAGAAATCGGGCTCATGCAGTTCGAGAAGGGCAAAGTCGTCGAGAAGGAGTTCCCGTTCGGCTTCACGCCGCAGGACGCAAAGTTCACGGAGAGCGTCGCACAGTAAGGAGGAGATAGCATGGCAGCAGTCAGTATTGAAGAACTTATCAACGAGAAAGAAGCCATCGAGGCGCACAAGAAGCGCCAGTATGATGTTGAGACGAGCGCGGGCACGTTCACGATGAGGCCGCCTTCGAAGTCGTTTGTCGCGGAGGCGATGGGGCTCTCTGAGGGCTCGGACGAGTATCTCGTCTACCATTGCACGACCTCGCCTGACCTCTCGGACAAGAAACTGCAGGACGCCTACGGCTGTGTCGAGCCGACGGATATTGTCGATCGTCTGCTCGATCCGGGCGAGATTTCTGCGGTCGCGAAGAAAATCATGCAGTGCGCAGGCTACGGCAAGGACGTCCGTGCGGAGCTTCATGAAGAAGTAAAAAACTAATCAAGGAGGACTGGAGGGCGCAGACTTGTGCCTTCCTCCTCACACGAGGGTTGCCCCTTGACTATTTCTTCTCCCTCTCGGAGGCGGGAAAGATTTTCGCCCATGCGGCGATCAGTGTCTATCAGGAGGAAGAGATGGAACGGCTCAAGGCGCAGCTGAGTATTCTGGCGGCAGGAAAGGGGATGAAGATTCGTGGCCAATAACGATTACGTGCTCTCTGCAACGCTCGAGCTCAAGGACAAACTGACCGGCAAGCTCAATGATGCCAGGAAAGGCCTCGAAGGCGTGAAAGGATCCGCTGCTGCCGCGTCCGGTGCTCTTGACGGGGTGGGAATGTCGGCGGTCAAGGCGGCCGCTGACACGGGAAGGCTCAAGAGCGCGCTCTCGGGCGTCAAGGGGAACTACTCTACGACGCTCTCAGCCAAGGATATGGCGAGCCCTGCTATTCGTAAAGTGAATAGAGAAATAAGAGACATCTCTATC